TTGAGCGCTACGACCTGCCTCCCGGGAAGTGGGTTTCGACGTGGCCGGCGCTTTACAGTCTTGAGAAGATCGCCAAGGAGCGCGCTGAATACGAGCGCATGGGGATGCTGCACACGTGGATGTGCGAGTACATGTGCGAGGCGGACGACCCCTCCTCGCGGATGTTTACTGTCGGGCAGCAGAAAACCACACCATCGGTTCGAACATGGCAGAGCGTGTTTGCGGCCTACGACCCTGCCCGCACTGTGGCCAGCACATCCGCCATGACTGGCAAGGCAGTGTTTTCCTGGATTGGCAACAGGTTGGTTGTGTGGTCCGGGGATGCCCGCTTGTGGCTCCCGAGCGAGATTCTGGACGACATCTTTGCAGTAAACGAGGAGTTCCGGCCGATCGAGATAGGAGTGGAGGCGACGGGTCTTGAAGAATTCATCATGCAGCCGCTGCGCGATCGCGCGCTACAGCGTCGGTCGCTCGTGCCCCTTCGTCGTCTGGTTCCTCCGAGAGGAAAAGACAGTTTTATCAGAGGTTTACAGCCGCTCTTTACCGCGGGACAAGTGGAGTTCGCTGATGTCTCGGATGAGGGCCGCCGGCAACTCCTGTCATTCCCCACCGGACGCAAAGACTTTCCTAATGCGCTTGCTTACGCGCTCGAAATGCGCCCTGGTCTCCCGGTATATGATGAATTCGGGCGGGACCACATAATCGAGGGCCTGTTTCGCACGACCGACAAGTGGTATTGTGTGGTCAACGCCACCAACCAGTTCACGGCTGCGGTGCTTCTCCAGGTGGTTGGCGGGCAGGTGCGGATTTTTGCCGATTGGATCATGGAGGGCCCGCCCGGGGAGGTGTTGCGTGACATTGTCGGACAAGCCAGCGTGGACGCGGGCGCAACGATCAAGCTGGTGTTATCTCCTGTTCCTCTTGGGCAGCGGGATACTGTTGGTTTGCGCGTTGCTGCTCGTGCTAATCAGCTCGATTTCGTATCGGGAGGAGACTCGGGGAAAGGCCGAGAATCTTGCCGCCAGCTGCTTACCCGACGCCGTCGATCTGAGCCTCTCGTTGTTGTGGATTCCGCTGCGCGATGGGTGCTCAACGCTTTTTCCGGTGGATACGCCAGAGCTGTCGATAAGCGTGGGCAAGTGTCGGACCAGCCATGTGCCGGACCATATCGTGTGCTCATGGAAGGTCTTGAATCCTTCCTTGCGCAGTACCGGGATGGCGCCGTTGACGCTGACGAGCCCAACGTCAGATATTCATCCACCGACGACGGACGACTCTACAAGACCATCCTCCCAACCGGGATACAAATAGGTCGGGAACTGAAAGTGCCGGAAAATGGCTAGGAAACCGAAAAAGGCCAGCCCGCGGACCGATGCTGAACCCGTCGACCAGACGCCGGAAGAAGAGGCCGTCGAGGAGCAGCTTGAAGACCGCAACGAGGAACTCAGCAAGCGGCCCGAGGTTAGCGAAGCGCTTCTTGAGATGTATAACGATATCCAAAAGGGTTTTGAAAACCAGGAGCAACGTGCCAATGATACCTGCGACTACTGGGATGTCTATAACTCCAAGTTGGGACCCAAACAGTTCTACAGCGGAAATAGTAAAATCTTTCTACCAATCGTACACGATGCAGTTGATGCAAGAGCTGTGCGGTTCACCAACCAGATATTCCCGCAGGCCGGACGATATATCGAAGTCACCTCTGAAGATGGAACCATCCCTCATGGGGAAATGGCACTCTGCGAACACTACATTCGAAAGGCGAAGCTTCGGACCGAAGTTGTCCCTGCCCTGTTCAAGAACGGAGATGTAGAGGGGCACTACCATATCTATGTAACGTGGCAGGAAACCAAGCGGCACACGGTTTATAAGAAGCAGAAAAAGCTCGTTTCCGGGGTCGAACAGGATGAGGATATTGTTGAACAGGTGCATAATGAAGGACGCCCTCATGTCGAGGTTATTGCGGATTCGGATGTCCTTGTCCTGCCCACGACGGCAACTTCAATCAGCGAAGCGCTGCGGGGAGGTGGGTCGGTTACGATTCTGCGGCGATGGTCGAAGGCAAAAATCAAGCAGATGATCGAAGAGGAGCAGATTGCCAAAGATGCCGGTGAACAGCTCCTCGCCGACATGAAAGGCGATCGGCAGCTTGACGCAACGAACAAATCCAAGCGGCTCATGGACGCGGCCGGAATCAAGACTCATGGTGACTTCAAGCATGCGCTGGTGTATGAAACCTGGACACAGTTGATGATCAGTTCGAACCAGTACCCGGACGGAGAGCGACGGATATGCCGAGCGTACTACGGAAGCGAGAAGACGATTCTTGGCTGCAGACGCAATCCGAACTGGTCGGATCGTATCAACCTCATAAGCGCGCCGGTGTCGCGGCTCCAAGGCTTGTTCAAGGGGATTTCGAAGATCAAGGCGGTGGAGTTGATCCAATATTACGCCAACGACATCATAAACGAGGCCGCGGATTCATCGGCGTACTCCATGATGCCGATCATCATGACCGATCCCGAGAAAAATCCGCGCGTCGGAACGATGATTCTCAATTTGGCAGCTGTGTGGGAGACTTCACCGAATGATACTCAGTTCGCGAAGTTTCCCGATTTGTGGAAACAAGGTTTTGAAATCGCGAACGCCTGCAAGTCGCAGGTCATGCAAACGCTTAGTGTATCGCCTGCGGCGATTACGCAAAGCGGTCAGCAAAAAAGTAAACCATCGCAGGCGGATGTCGCTCGCGAGCAGCAGGTGGATATTCTTACGACAGCAGATGCTTGCACGGTCGTGGAAGAGGGAATCCTCACACCGATGGTGCAGTTCTTCCTAGAGCTAGACCATCAGCATCGCAACGACAAAGTGATGGTGCGCAATTTCGGCGAGATGGGTCTGCGCGCGAAGATGGAGTGGGTCCCGCCGATCGACATGGATAAGAAAATCCATTATCAGTGGTTCGGCGTCGAGCGGGCGCGCAATCAGATGCAGCTTCAGCAGCAGATCACCGGGATTTCGACGGTGATGCAGCTGCCCCCGCAGATGTACCAGGGTTATCGGATCAACCTTGTGCCCGTGATCACCAACATGATGGAGGGTCTGTTCGGGCCGCGCCTCGCGCCGCTGGTGTTTGTCGATGAGGCCAAGGAAGTGACGCTCGACGCTGAGCTCGAAAATGAGTGGCTGGTGGACGGCATCGACCTTGCGATCCATCCCAAGGACCAGGATGCGGAGCACCTGCAGCAGCATCAGAAGCTGTTGCAGGAGACTGGCGATGAAAATGGCAACATCACCCGGCATATTCAGCGGCACATGGTGCAGATGCAGCTCAAGCAGCGCGCCCAGATGATGCAGGCGATACAGCAGATGATGCAGGGGCAGGGTGGCGGGGCGCCGGGGGGCGGTGGCGGCCGCTCGCGGCCGGGCGCGCAGCAGCGCGGACCGCGCTCCCAGGGGCCGCCCGGACAGATTTCCAGGGATCGTATCGGGCCGGCGTCAGGCATGCCGCCGGCGTTGCGGCAGGGTGGAGGTATGTGATGGCAGTTGAAAGAATGTGGGTTCGTCGACAGCTCGATAGGATCAACCACTGGTGCGCGCTTGTGCTCACAGCGTGGTTCATGGGCCTCATGCTCGGTGCCGCGCAGCCGGTGCATGCGCAGGACGCCGCGGTTGTCGTTCAGAGTTGTGGGGCTGTCCCGCAGCCGTATTCGCTCGGTGGGCCGAGGCCGATTACGGTTGATGTCAATGGGAACCTCTGTACGGGTGGTCCGGCGGCGCCGGCTTCAGGTGCTGCGGGCTACCCGCCAGGGGCTACCCCGATTACAGCTTATGCAACTGGAACTACTGGATCAGTTCAAGCCATCTTAGCGGCATCGTTAACGAAATTCACTTATATTTGTGGGTTTAATGTTTCGGCAATTGGTGGCACTGCTGCAGTTGGTCCCGTTACTGTTATAAATGCCGGTGGGTCCACTCAGACATATCAACTAACTTCATCTGCGACAGGCGTTTTGTTACAGCAAAACTTCACGCCATGTATTCCTGGCGGTGTGATCAATCAGTCGCTTGTGGTGCAGACGACGGCAGATGGCACAGCGACAGCCGTTGATGTTAACGTATGGGGATATCAGCAGTAGGTGTCATCATGCCAGCTAGTCAGGAGCGCTTGGCGAAAGCCAAAATGTAGGAGCTGCGGATGATTGGAAATTTCCCGAACTGTCGAGCTTTTTTGAAGCGGCCGCGAATTGAAGGGGGCAAGGATGACGACCCTCTCGATCCGGGCGGCCGAACGAATGAGGGAATCGAGCAGCGCGAATATACCGCGTGGTTGCACCTGCACGATCAGCCTGACGCTGACGTATTCAGAGCCCCCGAGGTTACTCTCACCGAAATCTATCGGGTGCAGTATTGGAATCCCTTCGCCGATCACATGCCGTTCGGGGTCGATCTGGTCTTTTTTGATACCTCTGTTGTCCAGGGAGGTGGATACGCGATCAGCTGCTTGCAGCGCGCGCTTCAGGTCGAAGATGACGGGCACTTCGGAGTCATTACCGGGTCGGCGCTTAAGCGGCTGGACTCGGCAGGCGCGCTTTCCGTGGTGCAGCACATGACTGCGCAACGTCGGATGAGGTTTCGCAGTACGCGGGGGTTTCGGCGATTCGGCGACGGCTGGTTGTATCGTGCTGATGACTGCCAGAAAGTCGCTACGTTGATGACGAAATGCCGTAATGTGAATGACGCGACGGCGTGTGTTGCTGTGGCGTAAAGGACACAGGAAATATAAATCTGAACATAGGGCTGGTTTTCCCATGAAAGTTGATCCACGAATAACCTTCTGGCTGAGCCTGATCACAACGATTGCGCAAGGTATCGCCAGCGGCACGGTGCATCTTACGGGCCTCGTGCCGGCTGAATCTATTCCTTACGTGACCGGCTGGCTTGGTCTTCTCGTGTTCATCAACATGTCGTTTCTTACCGCGCTGAGTGGGGTTTCCGGGCCTGGAGTTGGTCCGTTAGCAGCTTCGCCCACGCGCGCAGAAGCGCAAAGGATCATGGAGCAAGTCAAATGACATGGCGTGAGCGGGTTTTCATTCCAGCAACGTTTTTTGCGATCGCCCTTGTGGGCGCCGTGCTTGCTGGGGTTTTTCCGGTGGGAGCGGCCGACCTCCGAATTCCAAACCGGCCGGTGAACGCATCCCTTGCGTCAACACCGGGTTGTCAGTGGTGTGGCCTGTACTTTGGCGTTAGCGGCGGGTATGGCGGAGCTGATTTCATCGCGAATTTTGATGATTCGTCTCCGGATGCAGACATCAGGTCGTTTTCCTCGAAGCACAGTGCGAACAGCTTTTTGGGCGGTGCGCACATCGGCTACAACTACCAGTTTGGGTCGATCGTGGTCGGCGCTGAGACCGATATTTCTGCGACCGGGATCAAGGCCAACGCGAACGGTGTGGAGTCGACGCTACCGTGGTTCGGCACGACCCGCTTGCGGTTTGGTCTTCTCCCCACTCCGGACTTGTTGATTTATGGGACTGGCGGCGTTGCTTACGGGCATGTCAGGGTTGGTGATGTCACAGGCGGCAGTGGTGTTGTGGCGACAACCCCGACAGTGGGTTGGACCCTTGGTGGTGGGCTTGAGTATAAGCTTGTCAGCAACATCACGATTGGCGCCGAGTATCTGCATGTTGACCTCGACGGTCCTAGTGTGACGAACGGCTTTCAGACGATCGGCACGCGCGTTCCCGCAGATGTGTTCAGGGGGCGGTTGAGTTTACAGTTTTAACCTCGTAGGTTAGATGCTGTTTCCTCCCAACGTTGATACCTCAGGGCAGCTTTACGCTGCCCTTCTTTTTAGGAGGCGTCGTGGCAGACCCGTTTACTATTGATCAGATTCTGCACATGGCTGAACTGGCGTCGATAGCGGGGGGTGCCATAACGGTCGCTTACAAGATTGGGACATTCACGCAAGCTGTTGAGAATGCGAACAAAACCTTCATCAAAGAGATGGAGGAGTCAAAGCAGGATCGCGCTGGCATTCACGATGAAATCAAGCGCTTGGCTGAAGCGATGGGGCGTGATCAGGTGTTTACCTTGCAGATTGCGAATCTTGAAAGAGCAGTGGGTGAAGTGCGTGAGTGGTACGATGATTTGCGCAGGGGAAAAGGCAAGATTGGCTAGGACTTGACCGCGACTTTTAGCATGGTATTTTAGCAACGTCGACTAGCCCCCGGAAGGGGCCCCCGATTAGTGGCCGTTAGTCACTGACCCCGAAGGAAATCTGACATGGCAACACGTGGCAACAGCCGCGCGCCTAGCGCGTCGGCCGGACAGACTCATGGGCAAGAGGAAGACGCATACTTCGATGAACCCGCTGCGGGGGAAGGCCCAGATGCAGAGGATGAACTCGGAGGAGAAGGCGAAGGTGAAGGCGCCGAGGGTGCCGCCCTCGACGCTGGCGCGGAACAAACGCTTGGGGGCGCGGACGATCTAGATGCAGACCTGTACGTCGAACCCGAGCCAGCACCGCGGCAGCGCGCAGCGAACCGTATTCAGACGCTTGCGCGCGAAAACGCTGATCTGCGCCGGGAACAGCAGGAGATGCGGCAGCGGCTTGACCGTCTCGCCCCTGCACAGCAACCGGCTGCGGCAACGGCTTTCCAGCCGTATGATTTTTCGATCCTGCGCGAGAACGATGCGGACTTCAACGCGCGGGTCCGGCAGCTCGATCTGTCCGACCAGATGGAGCTGCGGCAGGCTCGATCTGATGCGAAAGCCGAGTACCGCTTGCGGCAAACGGCTTGGGCCAACGCGCAGAACCAGGACAAGGTTGATTTTGACGCCTACTGCGCGAGCCATCCGGTTGCAAAGAAGTGGGCTTTCAAGGTCGAACAGGAACGTGAGCGCGAGATTCGCGAGAACAACAACTACGTTCCGCGCCGCAACGTTCTGAGATGGCTGCTTGGTGGCGATGTGCTGGAGCGTCGCGGGCCGGCAGAATCGAAACAGGCGCAGCGCCGCGTTGCTGCGCAGCAGGTACGGCCGGGGTCTTCGCCGCGCGGTGACGTAGGGCAGGATCGCCGGGCAAGATCGGAACGTGATGCGCGAGCGGCGCGCCTGGACGGCGTCCGCCTATAGGAGTGAACCACGATGGCGACGAACGTTGCAGGGCAATTTGTTGCGGATATTGAAGGCTATCTGGCTGACGAAACTCTGCCTCTGGCTCGCCGCCAGCTGGTTGTTTATCAATTTGGCGATCCGCTTACGTTGCCTAAAGGACGGGGAACGTCCTATACCGCGACTCGTTTCAATCGTGTTCCGCTTCCTTATGCGCCGCTGTCTGAGGGCGTGCCGCCCATTGGGCAGGCGATGTCAATCTCCCAGGTGAGCGCGACCGCGCAGCAGTGGGGTGACAAGATCACCATCACTGATGTCGGCGAGCTCACCATCAAGCACCCACTTTTCATCAAGGCAAAGGAGCTTCTCGCGCTTCAGATTGCTGAAACGCTGGAACGCAATACTTTCAATAACTTATTGGCCGGTCCTCAGGTCAATTACGTCAATTCGCGTGGAAGCCGGGGCGCCCTGGCCGCTGGTGATGTGCTCAACCCGCACGAAATCAACAGGGCAACAGCCATTCTCGAAACGCTCGGTGCGCCGCGGTTCATGGGCGATGAGATGACCGACCTCCGGTTGGAGGCAGATGCTGGAGGAGCCAGAGCCTCCAGCAACCCTCGCGGCATGCCGCACTACACCGCGGTCATCCACACCCTCGGGGTGGCGGATATGCGCGAGAACCCGACCATCAACCAAGCTTGGACCTTTTCGGATGTGAACCGGCTCTACAATTACGAGCTCGGGGAGTGGGGCGGCGTCCGGTTCACTCGGTCGAATCTGGTTCCATTCTTTGTTGGCGTGGCCGCGATCAACGGGACCGCGACCGGCGGCGGTGCGTTCGCAGCCGGCACTTACGCGGTGCAGATCACCGCGTCCGACACCCAGAATCAGTATGAGCAGCGCATCTACGCGGTGCAGACTGGTCTTGTGCTGACCCTGAACCAAGCGATTCAGATTGTCCTGCCGGCGTTGGCAGGCTTCACCTTCAACGTTTACGTTTCGGTTGCCGGCTCCACCACGCCGGTCAACCTCGGGGTGTCGACTGCGGGCCCGACTGTCGGTCCGTTTGCCGGCCAAGCGACCCAGATCGCCCCAAATCAAACTATTCTGGTGACCAACGTGGGTATCCCGCAGGTGCCACCGGCAGCGCCCGGCGCCGGCATCACGGTTTATCCCTGCTTCATTTTCGGCCGCGGCGCCTATGGTCAGGTGAAGCTCGACGATGTGACCTTCACCTACTTGAAGGATCCCGATAAGTCGGACCCGCTCAATCAGCTGCGCATCGTCGGCTGGAAATGTTTTTACGGGACGCTGCTTGAAAACGTGCAATTCTTCATGCGTATCGAGCACACGTCAGCGTTCAGCGTGAACTTCAGCTAAAGCTGAAGAGCGCTTAATAGGAGCAATATCAATGGCTTACAAGCTTCGCTATCAGGTGTCTATCGACTTCGTCGGGGCTGGCGCGGGGCCGATGGAGGCGCTTTCACCGGCGGCCGGGCAGATGCTGCCCGGTGGTGGGTCGACCGGGCAATCGAAGTCATTTGTTGGCAACCCGGCAAGCATTCCGATTGTGGCGGGGGCCGGCACCGGCAACGCGCTGGCCTCGGCTGACATCACTGCACTCTTGGCGTCTCTCAGCGCCGACATGTCGACGCAGATGAACGCCGCGATCGCGACCATGCAGGGCTGGGTTTCGGGGAATCCGTAAATGGCAATCGGAACAGGCGGCACAAGTTCTGCCAACCAGAATGGGGTTGGCAGCACGGTAGCACTTACGGCTTTGCGTCATCCGGGATCGTTCATCCGGTCGGATGGCACCGTAATATCGTTTGCCGAAACCGACGCCGACGTTGCGACGATCCACAATGCGCTGCGCGATGACCAGAATTTAAACCAGCCGGCGCCCGCCGGCGGGCCGATGTGGGGCTATTCGCGCAATGGGCAGCTCTACGTACCCAATCGCGGCTGGCTCAAGGTGATGCCGGGAGACATAATTATGGTCGACACAGCGACAGGCTGGCCGATTTTGGTGTCTGCGCGTTCGGCTGCGTCCGGTCCCTGGACTTTCACTACAACTTAAAAGGTATTCGTATGGCAGGTACGATGGAAGGCGGGCGGCCGCCGCGCAAGCAGCCGGGGATCACCTATTCGAAGCAGCGTGATGAGCTTCCGCTTGGCACCTTGAGCGAGGCTGAAATCGAGACGATTCGCGCGCGAGCGCGGCAGCAGGTTGCCGATGAAATCAAGGACAAGGCCACCAAGCAGCTCCTGGAGCAGTTTGTCGACGAAGAGCGGCAAATGTCTGTTCCAGGTGAAGAAATGCTTGAGATTTACCTTAATTTGGCGCCGCATTCGCAGTACATCATGCTCGACGGCCGGCAGTTCATGCACGAGCATGCCTATCGGGTTAAGCGGTCGGTGTTCGCTGTGCTGGTCGAACAGATGACGCGCGGCTGGGCACATGACGATCAGACCCAGGTCCAGGACTCCAAGGGAAGGCGCCGCTGGCGGCCTCCGCTGGGCATTGGGATGGATAATTTCAACGGCCGGGTGGGTCCTTGGGGGGCAAACCGCAACCTCACCGTGAGCGCTGGTGAAGCCTTGCGCTCGTCTTCGAGTGCCATTATGGGAGTCAGGGGGGCTGTAGAAGGACTCTCGTAATGGCTGCGGATCATACGGTAACGGCGGCGCCAGCCCTCGGCTGGCGCCAAACGGTGACTTTTGGGCCTCGTGATGCGGCAGGGAATGGGACTCGGATCCTGGAGTCGAGTTTTCATATTCCCGTTGACATGCCTGTTTCGACGATCAATGCGTACCTGGATAGGGTCTCGCGTTGTATCGACCGGCAGATCGCCTATTACGAGCTGCAGGATGCGGAAACCCAGGTGGCGGCGTTGCGGGTCAAGCTATCGGCTTCAGCGGCGACCATAGTTGAGGTTCAGGCGCGGTCGGAAGCGGCGTGGGAGGCCCAAGCTAACCGGCGCGGTGAGTGGAATACTGACCGCATGAGTGTGCAGGACAGGCAGGCTTTGGCTGGTGCAGAAGCGACCCTCGATCGTGACAGGAACTTGTATGAATTCTGGTCTAAGCGGGTTGCCGAGCTTACAGAAGTGGTGAACCAGGATGCCGTTGAGCGCCGCCCAGATCGTGACCCTAGCGGTCCAGAAGGCTAAAGCTCCAGGCTTCACCCAGCAAGCCGGGCAGGCTTTGAACACGATCCTGTCCGAACTCTGTCAGACCTACGACCTTGACGACGCCCGGGCAACGTTCACGTTTACGTTCAACGTGCAGACGGCGCCCGGGCAGGGCCTCGGTTCGGGTCCCTATGCCCTGCCCGTGAATTACTTGCGCACGCAGGGCGGCAAGCAGTTCTACACCTACAATTTTCAGCAGTACAAGATGACCCGTGTAGAGCAGTGGGAGTATGATCTGCTTACGCAACAGCCGGGTTTCAATGATTTCCCTCGCAATTTTTACGTCGACACGTCGTTTGCTGCGCCACAGGAGTTTGTGTGGCCGCCGCCGTCGATTTCGGTCCCGGTGACGATTCGCTATTTCCAACAGATGCCTGATATCGTCTCGCCTGAAGTGTCCAGTGCGGTGCCGTGGTTCCGCTTTCAGAATTATCTGGTGACTCGTCTTACCGGCGAGGTAATGCAGCTCACCGACGATACGCGCGCGGCCGAGTTTCTCACTGATGATCCGCAGCAGAACCCGCAGGGTGCTGGCGTGTTGCTCCGTCGTTACTTGAAGATGAAGGACGACCCCGAAGGGCGGGCGAAGGTCGTGGAGCTCGATCGACGCCGATTTGGCACAGCCATGTGGGAGCGGTTGCCGAACACCAAGAACATCGGGTGGTGAGATGTCGATACGCAACGGCGTCCCGCTGCAGTTCAGCCCGCATGGTGCGTCTGATGCGATTGACGCGACCAATGTTCAGGGCGGGGCAATGACGGCTTTGACCAATTTGATTCCTGATCCGTCGACTTCCAATTTGTTTCAATGCCGGCCTGCAGCTCAGCAACTTACTAATTTTAATACTTTCACAAGTCCTGGTTTTATTTCCATCATGGAGGTTTTTGGCAACGTCGCTTATGGAATGATTGCATCGCAGCACAACCCCGGCAACGATGAGCCGTTTGCTTTCAATCTCGTTACCAAGACTTTCGCTACGATTACGAGTGTGACAGCGGCCAACACACCGGCAAGCCCGGTTACCACGGGTCCATGGACGCCGCCGTCGATGGCTCTTGTCGGGGTTAATCTCATAGTCACGCATCCGGGTTTCAACTTCGGTGGTGGTTTTGCTTTTGGTGTGATCAACGTTTCGAACCCATCTGCTCTTACCTGGACGGCGCAGAACACGGCAACCAACGCATTGCCGGCGCTCCCGCAGTGGGTCGCTAGTTTTAGTGGTCGGGCTTGGTTCTTGGTAACGCCAGCTGTAGGACAGCCGGGCGCCTACTTTACCGACATCTTGACACTGACCATCACCAACGCGAATCAGGTGATTACGTTCGACGATAATCAGCAGCTCACGTGCGCGGCTGGTCTTGGCTTGTTCAATCAGCTGGGCGGCGTCGTCCAGGCGCTCATGGTCTTCAAGACCACCGCGAATGTCTATCAGATTACTGGCGATGCTGCGTTGGGCACGCTTGCGCGCAACTCGCTCAATGTTGCCACGGGGACACTTGCACCGAATTCTGTTACCAATACGCCTAAGGGGCTCGCGTTCCTTGCCCCGGACGGCCTGCGTTTGATTGACTTCAATGCGCGTATTTCTGATCCGATCGGTGTTGATGGGCAAGGCATAAATGTGCCTTTCATTTTTGTAGTGACGCCTTCGCGTGCGCAGGCGTCATCGAATCAGAATGTGCTGCGCGTGTCGGTGCAGAACGGCGTTGCGCCCGGTGCGCCGCAGCAGGAGTGGTGGTGGGATATTTCACGCCAGAAATGGACCGGACCTCATACGTTTCCTGCTTCAATGATCGCAGCGTTCAACAATACCTTTATCGTTGCTCCGCTTTCAACAACCAGAACGTTGTTTCAAAGCGATGTTACGCAAAGCTCGACATCGAATTTTGTCGAGAACGGTATCGCGATGTCATTTAATTGGCAGACCTGTCCTCTGCCCGATCCAAAAGCTATGGCTTTTTTTGCTATGGTCGAAACGACTTTGAACATGCAGGTTGTCGCCGGGCAAACGCCGGTTACGGTTTTTGCACTTGATCAGAATTCATCTGTGCTTGGAAGCGTGTTCATATCTGCCGCGCAGTGCGGAACGTTGTGGGGGAATTTCAACTGGGGGCAGGCGCTTTGGGGCGGAGCTTCTAGCGGGCTGTTCCCCAGAGCCT